GTGTACGGAGACATATACTGGTCAAAGTTTGTCGTGGCCAGTTGATTGACGCCGATCTGGCCGGGAGCCATTGCCGCGTCGACTGCTCCGACGCCGGCCATTGTTTGTGCTGGCCCGAGTTGAGCCGCTCCCATGGTTTGCGCGTTACCCAGCTGCGCCGCCGACATGTCAGTTGGGCTAAAGCCGCTCAGACCCTGCTGTACGCCGATCGCTTGGTCGTATGTCTGCCCGCCCATATCGAGACCGCCAAACCCAGACAGCGCCTGGTTCTGCAGGCCCGACATTCCGGCGATCATCTCGCCCTGGTATGGAGTGTACTCAGCGCTGCCGATTTCTTCGCCGAGTGGCAAAATGTTTTGGCGGATAAAATCTTCCTGCCATTGCGGCATCTTGGTTTCTTGTGTTTTGGTCGATCCCATCAGGTCAGCTCCATCTCAAAGTGCGTGTACATTTCACGGAACGAAGCCGCTTCTGCGTATTTCGTAAAACCCTTTCGGGCGTCTGTTTCTATGGCGTCCAGTTTAGCTTCTTTGGCCACTTTTGTCAAAATAGCTAACACTTCGTTGCCCCATAGGTGCATCTTCTCTCCGCCCATCCACTCGATCTTCATGTTTTTGCGCAGGGGCTGCTTAACAATGCACGTCACGACGGCGGCCATGGCCTTGCCGTCAACGTAAGCCAACCACAATAAAGACAGCCCGTTGCGCAAGTCATCGACAATGTGGCCAATGGTTACGTTGTGGCTCTGGCGTCGGACTGCCGGCTCCAGCAATCGGACGGCGTCGTCCAAAACGCTCTCAACTTTATCGGGCAGAATTGCCAACAATTTTAATTGCGGGTTTATGTGTACGGCCTCACCCATGCAGCCTCGTAATCGACAAAGTTGACGCTGGAATTGCTGGGACTGGCGACGCTGCGGCTGTGTAATTTAAAAAGCCGCTGGTGCTGTCAAACATATAGTTGACCTCAATATAGTCGCCAGCAGCCACATTAAAGATTTGGGTGCGAGACGTGACTAAGGTTGCGTTGTTCCGGTGCAGCGCAGTCGCCATGCCGCTGTTAGCTGCGTCAACTCCGTTTATGCTGGGCCAAAAATAAAAGTGTACGGTGCTGGAAGAAGTTGACGACACTTGCGCCGAAAACGCCAAGACGTATTCCCCTGCTTCCTCAAATACAATGCGAGATGCAGGTGTCCCCTGCGTAATGCCAGAGTTCCCCACCGGGGCGTCATAGGTTATTTTGTATGCAGTGTTGGCTAAGGCGGCAGTAACGTCGGCAGTCTTGATGAAGTTGGCGTGGCCATCCTCCAAGACGATCTGACGCCACTCACCGTTCTTTGAGACCACCGGGTAGCCGTTAACTGGATCCCACAGCAAAACGCCGTCCTGAGAAGCCGAGGCAGACGCATCTTTAAAGCCAAGCTGGTCTAACGCCAGACCAAGGTAGCGTCGCATATTTTCGGCCCACTGGCTCATGTCCAGAGTGACCGGGGGCAGCATCCGGCTCATCTGCGACCGCCTGCTACAGCGTCAAGACGCATAATGCCGACGCGCCAATCCGACTGAGAGTTTCCACTTACGCGCATTCTAATCTGTCGGCCAGTAAATCGCAGGCTAGTTGGATTTGACATAGTGTATGGCCCGTAATCGCTCTCCGTTCCAGTTGGGTAAAAGCGTGTTTTAAATGTAGCGGAAACGTCGCCCAGCGTCTTTTCGTCTGGGATCATTTCACGCACCGACATGACTTGCTCTCCGACGCCAATTGCAATTGGTCCAGTTTCAGCAAACGGCGTTTGGGTTCCGTAGTTAAAGCCAATTTCCTGCTCGTACAATATACCGTCCGGCGCAATCCACATGGGCTGGCGAAAAACACCACGATCCACACCGGCAGTGCGGCTAATCTCTCCGGTCATCCACACTTTTTCATTGTAATCAAATGCCACGTAGCGGTCACATTCAGTGCTGGAGCCACTTGGGTAGAACCACCATATTTCGCCAAATTGATTGTTTACTACAGCGTGGACCTTAGATTTTTGATCGTTATTTATGTCGCTAAAAACGTAGTCCGACACTTCGCACGGAAGATCAGCCACAGCTCCGCCGGAGTAGGCAAAGAATGAACGCTGCCCCATCCACACTACGCCCTCGTCAATTGTGGCAGCCGCATTTGCCGCGATTAAGCCGCAGCTCGTACCAACACGCTCAAACCCATAAACGTATGGAGGGCCAGAGTATGTGGCCGTGTGGGCATCTTGATCGGTAAGAATAAGAGACTGTCCTCGCGTACGCATTCCCTTTAGGATAACGCCGTTCGTTTGTATCTCAATGTCACCAGCTTCGTTAGTTGCCGCAGGTGTCCACAAGTTATTATTTTCACGATCTGACCATGCAACTTTACGAGCATTTCCGCCTGCGCCAAATGCAAAAACAAACCGTTCTTCTGTAACCATCATGCCTGAGCAATTGATTGGCGCGTTTGACAGAACTGCTGCGGGTGTTGCGCTATTTAATTGCCACTCGTAAATTTTACCGTCGTCAAACGTATTGGCAAGCAGGTATTCGCCCCAGTTTTCCAAACTCCAAGTGGTTGCCGGCAAAACGCTTCCGGTGTCTTGAGATGGCAATCCATAAAAGCCAAGCCCGTATGGCGCGCCGCCATACCCAGTAAACGCCGTGGCATCAACACGGCCAGCGGTAAAGCCAGCAGGCGTAATGTCACTAACAATGTTGCCATCGTTCATTGCGTACAATTTGTTGTACGTTCCAAGGGCTACGCGCCGGTTGTTGCTGTTGTCTTCCCACGCAGTAATTGAGCGCACGACGCCACCAATGTCGACGCTTCCGCGCTGACGCCAGCCGCCCACCGGACGTAACGCACCCTCGTGCCAACGCACCAAGTCGGCATCACGCCAGCGGCCTTGAGATTGATACTCAGTGCCGTTGCGATATTGCCCTGCGGGAATGTTAAGCGGAATTAGCGGCATTTTTTCCCCTTACGGTTTTGTTGGCCAGTCGGCGTCGTCTAGATTAGGCCAATTAGCATGGCTTGTTATATCCCTCAAAGACTGACGGTAGGAAGTCATAACTGAATCCATAGTCACATCTGTCAGTGCAAAATAATCCGTAGCCGCCAGCAAGCTATTACGCATGTTACGATTGGAAGAGGCTACGCCAGCATCATGGGCAGCAGTCTCTTCAGAAGTCTTGCTTGATGTAGTCCAGCCAACAGTCCATGTAACATCAACCAGTGAAGGAGAGCTTGCTTGCTCTGTCTTCTGAGTACGATCATTAATCGTAGGCATAGACGCAACCGTTACCGGCATGACCCCATAGCTCTCAAGCATCTCGTCGGGGATTTTCTTGGGAAAGGACGTGTTCGGGTTGTCACGGCGTAGTTGGCCTACGTTGTAGGGATATGTGTCTACGGCTCCGTTTGTAATTTTAACGTACATTTTTGCTCCTTTAGGACAGTTCTGCTAGGGTTTGAGTTAAGGTTATAGCAGCTTCACCAGATGTAACGTCAGTGCTTGTTCCGCTAAACGATGACGAAGCTACATAGAATGCGGCGCTTGCAACGTCAGGAGCCGCACCCGTTGTGTATGACTCAGATACGTAAGAAATATTTCCGTATGTCCCCGCGCCAGACCCGTCAGCAAACAATTTTGCTACTAAAGACGAGTAACCCCCGCAAGCGATAAAGGAGCCGTCCTCGTGAATAGCTGCACCAAAGCCATACGCATTTACAGACGTTGTGTCATTAATGGTATTCGTCCACTCGAATGACCCAGCAGAGGAGCATTTGGCGGCAAGAATCTGGTTGTCCGAAGACTGTCTAGCCTGCCCACATAGAAATATTTCATCGTCAGAGTTTACTGCAACGGCCCTAAAGAAAGCTGTTTCAGCTATATCAGATATATACGATGACCACTGCAATACGCCCGACGAGTTATATTTAGTAACCACTGGACGATCAGACGGATAATCTATCTGTCCTGCCAATATAATGTTTCCACTGCTATCAAAAGCAATGTCCCAAAACTTAGTTTGTCGGGTTCCTTTAGTCTGCCTCACGGTCCACTGGTGAACGCCGGAGGAATTATACTTAGAAAGTATCCCTCTGTTGTCAGCGATACCACAAGCGAATACTTCTCCGCTACTGTTTACCGCTACTGCCGTATAATCCAAGATGGCGGGAGACGTAGTCGAAACTTTCCACTGCACCGTACCAGAGGAATTATACTTAACAAGCAGGCCCCTCTCTCCGTTTCTTCCATCGCCGCATATATATATGTTGTCAGAGCCATCAGTGGTCACACCATATATGAAACAATTTCTACGAGTAAGGTCAGGCTTAAACTGCTTGTCCCACTGAAAAGTCCCTGACGAATTGTATTTTGCAATAAAACCTACACTGTCAGAGTAAGGGGTGGACCGACCTTGGCCCACAACAATAATATTGTCAGAACTGTCAACCGCTATATCCCACGCCTGACTGGCATCGCTGTAAGGCTGGATCACTCTGCTCCAAAGTATATCTCCATCAGCATCATACTTTGCAATCATAATTTTTTGGCTTGGGGTGGTAGAAGTCGATACTGCAATAATGTTACCAGAACTGTCTACGGCTACACCTTTAGCAGTGTCATCGTAACTGGAAGTAGACGCGACACTTATCCACCCCCCAACACCGCCAACACCCGCAGCACCGAGAAGTAGTTTTCTAGAAGAAATCATGACATTGCTCCACCGGCCTGAAATCCGTACCAAGTTGTGCCGCCAGTGCGGGTCGTAAAGACTAACACATTGGTCTCTCCACTTGCAGGTGCAGCAGGTGCAGACCCGCCAGCCCAATCAACAGAGGCAGGCCAAGTCAACGTGTGAGTTCCACCGGCGGTCACTTCTATTGTAAGTCCAAACGCAGTGCCGGTTGCAGGCGGGTTCCCAAAAACAAACGTAGTGTTTCCAGACGTTGTAAGTGAAAATACGTTACCAGCTTCGCAGTCAACTGTAGGCGTGGTGCCGCTTAAAGATACATAAGTCTCATTGTAACTTTTAGCCTTTAACTCTTCACTTAGCAGAACATCGCCGTTTGCGTCAGCGGTTACAATTTTTGATGGCTGTGACGTGCCAAGGGTGGTAATATTATTGTAATTTAACTCAGCCGCTGTAGCAGTCACACCGTCTAGAATATTTAACTCAGCCGCTGTAGCAGTCACACCGTCTAGAATATTTAACTCAGCCGCTGTAGCAGTCACACCATCTAGAATATTTAACTCAGCCGCTGTAGCCGTAACACTAAGATCAGCCAGGGAGCTTACGGTTCCCTTAGAGTCTAATTGTGTTTGTACGCTAGACGTCACGCCTGACAGGTAATTAAGCTCGACTGTCGAAATCGTCGCGCCATCAAGAATTTCAAATTCTGCATTTGTGACGCCGCCTAGAAGCGTGTCAACGCTGTCTAGATTGGCATTTAGTTTGGTCCCCCAAGTGTCAGAGCTGGCCCCAACCTCCGGCTTTACAAACGCATAATTTGTTGTTGTTCCGTCGGCCATGTGTCCGTCCAATCCCTTTTATCTAACGCGCGATATGTCGTATTTTAACGATACATTAGCACTATATGCAACATCAAGCAATTAGGCAGCGGTGTATCCGTTGCCTGCTATTATGGCAGCTTCAATCGCTGCCATGTCCTCTGTAGTCCAGAAATCTTTAGCCACCATGATTGCCAAGTGATCTACATTTCGCTGAAGCACAGTCTCGTCATCAGAATAAGTTTCTGGGTCAGCAATGACTGCATTTATTAAGTTTACGCTATCCATAGAGGCGCTGTAGTGTTGTGCAATTTCTTCAGCACTAATAGTATCGGTCATGTTTTTTCCTTTAGGTAAATAATGTTAAGCTATTGCCGCCGCTGCGAGGAAACCGTACCACGTTGTACCCGCATCAATAGACATGAAGGTGTATATGTCCTTAGCCCCACTTGCAGGTGCAGCAGGTGCAGCCCCACCAGCCCAATCTACTGAGCTAGGCCACGTTAGTGTGTGAGTACCACCTGCTGTGATTAACAAGCTAAACGTACCAACCTGACCAGACGAAGGTGCGCCTGTGAAGGTGAAGGTTGTATTGCCGCTTGTGGTCAAAGTATACGTGTCTCTTGCACCGACGTTTACGCTGGGAGAAGTACCAGATAGTGCGGCACTTGTGTTGTCTATACCTGCACCGGGGATACGGAAGCGAGTAATTCCGGTGCCACCAAGTGTAATCTCGTTGGACACTGTGGCGGAGGAAGCGTCAGAGCCACTGCCGAGAATAATGTTATTACTGCCCGTAGTGGTACTATCGCCTGCTGTTGCGCCCCCGAAAAAGTTATTTCCGCCCGTCGTGATAGCTACACCAGCTTGATAGCCTATAGCAGTGTTGTTGGTGTGGGAGTTCCCAGATACGCCCCACAATGACTTAAACCCAAGAGCGGTATTATTATAGCCTGTTTGGTTATATGTCAGTGATTGCTTGCCGACACCTGTGTTGTAATTTGGTGTGGTTTGGTTCTGTCCCGCTCCATCCCCAACAAATGTTCCGCTGTTTCCTGTAGTGATAAAGTTTCCCGCACTATTACCAATGGCAGTATTACCAGAGCCACTGGTGAGATTTCTTAACGCACTCTTACCTACTGCTGTCGTGCCAGAATTAGCTTCCGTGAGAGAGCTTAAAGCGTTTTCGCCAAGACCCACTGAGGAGGATGCTGCGTAACCGTCACTCAGACCGTTAATACTCGTAGCACCAGCGGCTGCGGGAGTTACCAAATCAATAATACCTGACGATGCAATGTAAGTCATTACTTGACCATCGCTTCCCCCAGCTTGGAGGCCGGGAAGACGGAAGCGTGTAGCAGAGGCGTTGCCAAGTGTAATCTCGTTAGAAACTGTAGCGGAGGAGGCATCCGCATCGTACCCAATTATCGTATTGTAATTACCAGTAGTTATAGAGTTTCCGGCCAGATGCCCAATAGCCGTGTTATAGTAGTGAGAAGAACTCCCAGAGACCCCTTCTAATGCGGAGTGACCAATAGCCACGTTAGATGCACCACCAATATTATATCGAAGGGATTGCCTACCTATTGATACGTTATCTCCACCGGTGGCCAGCCCCATTTGAGAGTTCTGACCAATGGCAACATTATTGCTTGCTGTAGTAGCATTCTGCAAACTATTGTGCGTTGCAAAGTTACTACCGCCAGTAGTAAGGGAGTACAAAGCCCCCGAACCAAGGGTTATATTCTGAGTGGCAGAGGTGGCGGAATACAAAACTGAACCGCCAATAGCTATGTTAGTAGACCCGGTGGTCATAGTCTGTCCGGCTCTATCCCCAATAAAAGTATTCCTATAGCCGGATGTGAGGAACTTACCTGCACGGTAGCCGATGCCTACGTTATAGTTGGCGGTGCCATCGTCATTAGCTAGGCACTCAGTACCAAGACCTATAGAGTCGCCTACTGCGTAACCATCACTCAGACCGTTAATGCTCGTAGCACCACCAGAGGCAGCGACAGTAAAGTTAGGGTATGTACCAGTAACGGTTACGTTAGTGCCAGCTGTTATAGCAACAGTTTGATCTGGTGCTGAGTTAGTGACTGTAAAGTTAGGATACGTTCCACTTGCGGTAATACCAGTCCCACCAGTAATGGCGACAGTTTGATCCGGCGAAGTGTTTGCAAACGTAGTCCCAGTTAAAGACAGCCCAGTACCAGCCGAATACGTTGTGTTGTTGTCCGTTGAGCTAATAGTAAAATTTGGGTAAGTACCAGAAATACTTGTTGCGCCTGACCCCGTCAAAGCAACAGTTTGATCTGGCGCTGAGTTAGTAACTGTAAAGTTAGGATACGTTCCACTTGCGGTTATACCAGCTCCACCAGTGATGGCGACTGTTTGATCCGGCGAAGTGTTTGCAAATGTAGTCCCAGTTAAAGACAGCCCAGTACCCGCAGAATACGTTGTGTTTGTATCGGTGGCCGAAATTGTGCCGTTTCCGGCAATCGCAATATTTGTACCAGCGGTGAGGGCCGCAACGACGTTGGTTGTGTCCGTGACATCTGCGGAGGCTTCGATGCCGCTCAGCTTACTGTTTAGCGCAGTCGTATAGGACGCGGTCGTAGCGGCAAGGATGGCGGAATACGCTTGAACATTTGTGCCGATTGCAAGACCAAGGTTAGTGCGGGACGCGCTGGCATTGTTTAAATCAGACAGGTTGTTGGCAACCAGTAATGCACCAGACAAAGATGCGTAAGCGGCAAGCCACGCGCTTCCGTCATAAACCTTCATAACATCGTCGGTCGTATTAAAATACAATGCGCCAGAGATTAGGGCGTTGCCATCGTTATCTACAGTCGGATCGGACGCCTTTGCGCCTAAATACCTGTCATCAAAATTATCAAGTGCGGCAAGGGCTGCGTCTTTTGCTGCCTCGGACGCACTAGCAGAGGTAGCAGACGCCGTGGCGCTGTTGGCGGCTTCTGTCGCCTTAGTGGTAGCAGTAGCGGCCGACGTGGAGGCGGATGACGCAGACGTAGCAGCCTCGGACGCCTTAGTAGTTGCAGTGCTGGCTGACGTGGCCGCAGCAGACTGTGAGGCCGCAGCATTAGTTTCTGCTGTCTCTGCATTAGTCTCGGCAGTTTCAGCGGCAGTTTCAGACGTGGCAGCGTTAGATGCTGACGTAGTCGCCTCAGACGCCTTCGTAGTAGCCGTAGACGCGGAAGACGTTGCTGATGTGGCCGAAGACGATGCAGACGTCTCAGACGCCGCTGCGTTGGACGCAGATGTTGACGCTTCGGATGCTTTGGTTGTTGCCGTCGATGCTGACGTAGATGCGCTGGACGCAGAAGTCGCGGCCTCAGATGCTTTAGTGGTTGCTGTGCTTGACGATGCTGTCGCAGAAGTTTGCGCAGCTTCCGCAGCAGTTTGTGCAGTTTCGGCGTTAGTCTCAGCGGTCTCAGCAGCAGTTTTAGCTGTTGTTGCAGACGTGGCGCTAGTCGATGCAGATGACGCTGACGTTGTTGCGGATGAGGCTGACGCTGCTGCAGATGACGCGCTGGCTGTCGCTGACGAGGCTGACGCGGCTGCACCAGTAGCAGACGTGGCCGCAGCGGACTGTGAAGCAGCGGCGGCGGTCTCAGCGGTCTCAGCATTTGTCTCGGCGGTCTCTGCCGCAGCTTGCGCCGCTAATGCCGCAACCTTTGCAGCGTCAACAGTAGCAACCGTGCCAGCAGCGGACGTGGCAGACGCAGCGGCATTGCTGGCAGATGTCGAAGCATTTGACGCAGAGGCAGACGCCTCGGATGCCTTAGTTGTTGCAGTTGATGCCGAACTGGCCGCAGCAGTTTCAGAAGCGGCGGCGGCGACCTTGGAAGCCTCGGCCTGTTCAGCGAAGTCCTCGATGTTGTCGGTGCCTGTTTCGCTGGTCATGCCAGCGGTTTGTGTCCAAGTTGTAGTAACCATTAGCGCGGCATCCCCATACGAAGCGGTCCTGAGACCCGTGATTTCTTGTTGTCCCGGTCCAACGAGTCAATTGCCGACTTGTACAATGAAGCCCAAACGGTAATTCTCTGATCGTCACTTAAATAAGGCGCAGCATGGATAAGAGCGCCGTACAAATAAATGTCAGGGTAATCTGTCAGAACCCAGTTAGTAGTGTCTACATCCGTTAAGGCCGGGACTCTCGCGTAATACTGCATTGCAGCCTCGTAGGAGGCGTTTGGCAATGGATAAAATTCAATCTGATCTGACGTTAAACGATAGTATTTTGGTTTATGGGCAGCTAAACTAACTTCTTTGCGATCTTGCAATTCAGCGGCGGATATAACTTGCAGCCTGCCGCCAGCAGTCAATTGGATTTGGATCATCTCCAACCAATCAATTGGCAAGTTTTCATACTGCTCATTTACCGATGTTGTCACGCGCTTTTCTTGCCGCCAGTGGCGAACGTCACGCGCGATTTGTGCTTCTGCCAGCGCAATAAAATCAGGAATAACCAACGCTAAATCATCGCGGTTCAGCCAATTAGCTATGCTGGTTTGCAGCTCTGCATACGTTGTGATCGCCATTAAAGTGTACCTTCTCGGGTGCGAAACGCTCGGTTCTCCGGTTGGTTAAGCCACTTCTTGAGGGCTTTCGGATCGTCTGCGATGCCTTGCTTCTTTAGCTCATAATACACGGAAAGCGGGATGGAAGCCACCTTTGGCTGGTCGCCGAATTTTCCCGACACTTCGTTGAACGAGCGCTTGTTAGCCTCAATAATTTTTGTGGTGTCCTGCACCGTCTCGACGACGTATTCGCCATTGCCCATTACGTGCCAAAATTTGGTAATCCCGGTGGCCTCGTCTCGGCTAAAAAGTCTCTTCATTTTTCCCTCCAAAGGTGAATGGGGCGGCCGAAGCCGCCCCACCGTATTAGGCTGCGGCTATGGTCAAGTCAGCAATCAAGCCGTGAGCCGCTTCATTTTTCATCAAGACGCCACTTTCTGAAATTAGCATTTTCTTGTCGGCGTCACCGGTCTTGGCGAGATCCACAGCTTGGATCGGACGTAGTGTCGCGACTGATGCGTACTCAGGATCGAGACACCAGGCGTCACGCTCACGGCTGAACCGGTTAGGAACAACAGTCAGAGAGCCAAAGTCGCTCATGTACACGTCAGCAGCGCCGATGATGGTGGTGGGTCCATCTGATGGCGCCTGGAAGCGCTGGGCAGCGATACCAGCGAAGGTGGACACGACCGTCTTGT